AGGCTAGTATATGTACCCAACCACAATAAAATCTTACTATTATGCCTAATTGGAAAAAACTCATAGTATCGGGTTCAGATGCTACTCTAAATTCATTAACTGTATCAAACGGAATTACAGGTTCACTACAAGGTACAGCAAGTTGGGCAATAAACGCACTAACTGCATCTTACGCACCTAATATGTTAATATCCGGTGGAATAACATCAGTTGATTATATAGATTTTGATTTAACAGCAACACCATCTCACACAGAGGGTAGAGTACATTGGAACGATGAATTAAAAACATTACAAGTCGATACCGAAAATAATAATGTACAAATAAATGTTGGACATGAAACAATACAAAGAGTCGTAAACGATTATAACTTTACCTTAAATAAAGGTAAAGTGGTTTATATAAATGGAGAGCAAGGTAACAGACCTACTGTTGCAACGGCTAGTTATGTAAGTGATGCGGTTAGCGCAAATACTTTGGGCGTTGTAATGGCAGATATAAATTCTAGTTCTAATGGTTATATAATTACAAACGGATTACTAGAAGGAGTTAATACAATAGGATTATCTGCAGGAACTACTTTGTATTTATCAAGTAGTGGAGATTTTACTTCTACAAAACCTCAAGCACCATTACACTTGGTTTATGTGGGCAAAGTTGTAACGGGTAATTCGGCAGCTGGTTCAATCTTTGTTACTATACAAAACGGATATGAGTTAGAAGAATTGCACGATGTAAAAATAACAAGTTCAACCGATGGAGATTTAGTTGTTAAAAGTGGAAGTCTTTGGATAAATTCAAAACAATTAACAGGTTCATACGGATTAACGGGTTCGTTGAGAGCGACTACTATTAACACATCTTTTCTAACCGCTAGTGGATTAAACTATCCAGCAACGGATGGTCAATTTAATGGACAAGTTTTACAAACAAATGCTGCGGGTACATTATCATTTGGTAATGTAAATGCCGTATTTGAAACTATATATAATGCTGAAGCAACACAATTAACCAAAGGAACACTGGTCTATATTTCAGGATCCCAAGGTGTAAACCCAAAAGCATATAGAGCTTGGATAGGAGATGCTAATAATCAACCAATAGCTATTTCCTCTGCATCTTTCTTTGTAAATACGGCATCTTACGCAAACAATGCCGACTTAATTGACGGTATAGATAGCACAAGATTAGCAACAACGGGTAGTAATACTTTTAATGGCAATCAAACTATAAGTGGTTCGTTACTCATGTCTGGTTCAATCATACCAAATGTGGGCACGGGTACAACTACATCGAGTTTCAGTTTAGGTAGTGCTACAAATGCTTGGAACGATATATGGGTATCAAATGGTACTATAAACTTATTAGATGGTGCCGGAAATATACAAGCCGCACTATCATCGAACGCAGGTGGACTCGTTGTATCGGGTGCATTGACAGTAACGACAATTGTGCCAGCATCCGGCTCGGTAGGCTCTTATACGGGCTCACTTTTGGGAACAGCATCTTATGCAAGTAATTCCGACTTACTTGACGGTATAGATAGTACAAGACTAGCAACTACCGGTTCAAACACATTCATAGGTAATCAAACTATAACTGGTTCACTATCCGTTTCGGGATCATTGGCTTTAAGATACGCAAGTGCATCGGCAACTTATACGGCTTCAATATCAGATTCTACAATAGAATTTACATCGGGTAGTGTAACTTGTTCACTATACACCGCAGTAGGAAACGCCGGAAGACAATTATATATTAAGAATGATGGAACAGGAGTAATAACCGTAGATGCAAATGGATCCGAAACAATAGATAAGCGGCTCACTCGTACACTAGGAGAATATGAAGATTTACTTATTCAGGCCGATGGTGTATCAAATTGGATTATATTGAACAGAAAACCAGTAGTAATGCAGTTTGAACATGGTGATACGTCAGCAGCCGATAATACTACATACTTAATAGGAAATTATCCTTGGGCATCACCGACAACCGCACAAGATACAACACGTCAAGTTAGAGCTATGGTATCGGGTTGGGCTACGAGAATAAATCATATAACTGGTGTGGCCGGCACACTTGCAACGGCTGAAGACAGTACACTAAATTTATGGAATGTAACAGCAAATACGTCTACACCTATAACAACGATTGCGGAATACAATGTGACATTACAAAGCAATACATATACATTAGCAACTCCTTTACGAATTACAAAGGGAGATTATATACAAATTCGTTGGACAACACCAAATTTTACAACAAATCCAACATTGGTTAGACAATTATTTGATGTTTTGGTTGAATAATTTATATTTATATAAGTTAATAAAAACCATACACAATAAATTGGACAAATATTTTATAGTTATTTGGAAATAATTTGTGTTTTGACTTTTTAATTTATATTTATAGATAAATCACAAACTAAATCATTAAAAAATGGCAGAAAAAATAGTATCACCTGGCGTATTTACTAGAGAAAACGATCTATCGTTCTTACAACAGGGTATTGCTGACATTGGTACAGCATTCGTAGGACCTTTCAAAGAAGGACCATTAGTTCCAACCATTGTAAACACACAATCCGACTTTGTTGAATGGTACGGAACAGTTGATGACACTTATTATACACCAATCGCAGTTGCTGCTTATTTAAGAGAAGCTGGAGCAGCTACAATTTGTAGAGTTGGAGGTATTGGTGGATATACGGAAAGAGCACCGGTTGTATTAACATATGCCAGTGGAACTATAAGTTCTTCTTTAGCAGTATTATTTAATACAGACACAGAAACGGCATCATTTTCAAGTGGACTTACATTATCTTCTAATATAGAAAACCTTGGTAGATTCGTAATATCAAGTAGTGCACTTGGTATATTTTCTTCCTCATTAGATCCAACCAGCGCTGATAATGTAGGCTCAGTATTTGGAGCTGACCCTCGTGGTAATAAAGAAGCTTATGGATATGCTTGGTTCTCTTATAATGCTGCATCATTGAGTATGAACGCATCGGCATCGGTATTGTCTACCATATTAGAAAATCAGGACTTTGCATTGGATGCATGTGAGGCACAAACGCCATATATCCAATCTCAGACTATTTCTGGACAAAAATATAATCTTTTCCGTTTCGAAACAATCGCAGGTGGTAACGCTGCGAATACAAAAGTTAAAATCGGTATTACTAATATCAAACCAGCAGGAACTGTAGCAGGTAATAACTACTCTGTATTTACTGTGGTTGTTAGAAGATACGATGATAACAATAAGAAAAAAGCAGCAATTGAATCATATTCTAATGTAACACTTGACCCTAACTCTCCAAATTACATTTATAGAGTAATCGGTGATAGACATATTACAATAGATGAAAACGGTAAAGTAAGTGAAACCGGTGATTGGGCTAATAAATCAAAATATATTAGACTTGTTAATTTTGAAAGAGACCCATCATTAGCACCTGAAAACTTACCAGTAGTATGTTCTCCTTGGGGAAATGCTCCATATAAATTACCGGTATCTTCTTCTAATGTTATAATTACAAAAATACCAGCAGTAACTTACAACGCAGCAAGTGCAACTACTTACGGTGGTATTGATTTAGATACAAATACCGATAACGCATTCTATAACAGAGCATTACCATATTTGGCACCGACTGGTTCTAATGTGGGATATTCTCTTGAAACAGATGGCCTACTTCCTGTTGGAATTGTAGCAACCGACTTGGCTAAGAGAAACTTCTTAGTTGCATTCCAAGGTGGATTTGATGGTATGAGCCCAACAATTCCTATAAATAAAGGAGCAGCTATAACAGAAGGAAATACACAGGGATTTGATTGTTCTACTCTTACAGCATCTGGATCTGTTGCTTACTTAAAACAAATCAACGCACTTTCTAACGCTGACGAATATGATATTCAAATGGTAGTAACTCCTGGTCTTGTTAGAAAATTACATGATAAGCTTGTAGACGAGGTTGTTAATATGGTACAAGAAGTACGTGGTGATGCATTTTACATATTCGATGGTACTGAAGTAAATGGTACAATCGCTGAGGCTAGAGACCAGGCTTCAAAAGTTGACTCTAACTACGCAGCTATGTATTATCCTTGGGTTAAAACTACCGATGTAAATACCGGTAAATTGATTTCAATTCCGCCTTCTGTACTAATGCCCGCAGTTTACGCAGCTAACGATAGAGTAGCAGCTGAGTGGTTCGCACCCGCTGGTCTTAATCGTGGTGGATTGACTGGAGCAGTAGCAGTATTAAACAAATTGACTCAAGCTGATAGAGATAATCTATATGAAGATAAAGTAAACCCAATCTGCCAGTTTCCTGGACAAGGTATTGTGGCATTCGGACAAAAGACGCTACAAGATAAACCATCAGCATTGGATAGAATAAATGTTCGTAGATTGTTGTTAACTGTTAGAAAATATATAGCATCTACTTCCAGATACTTAGTGTTTGAGCAAAATACATCAACTACTCGTAACAGATTCTTAAACATAGTTAATCCTTATTTAGAGGGAATCCAACAAAGACAAGGGTTGTACGCTTTCAAAGTAATTATGGATGAAAGTAATAATACGCCAGATACGATAGATAGAAACTTCTTAAGAGGAGCAATTTATCTACAACCAACAAAAACGGCGGAATTTATACAAATTGATTTCAACATATTACCGACTGGAGCATCATTTGGTGGATAATTTTTAAGAAAACCAATATTTATATAAAATAACAATTAAAAAATAAAGTAAAATGCCAGAAATTTTAGAGTTTGACAAAATGTTCTATAAAAATTTTGAACCGAAGCTTAGCAACAGGTTCATTATGGAAATAGATGGTATTGAGTCATATTTAGTTAAGACAGCAGCAAGACCTACTTTCACATCTGAGGTAGTTGAACTTGACCATATCAATATCAAAAGAAAGATTAAAGGTAAATCTACCTGGGATGATATTAGTATTTCCTTATACGATCCCATTGTACCATCTGGAGCACAAATGGTAATGGACTGGATTCGCCAATCGCATGAATCGCTCACCGGCCGTGATGGTTACGCAGCGTTCTATAAGAAAGATGTAAACTTCTTCTTACTTGGACCTGTGGGGGATAAGATTGAGCAATGGACTCTAAAAGGAGCATTCGTATCTTCGGCAAACTTCGGTGATATGGATTGGAGTGGTAATGACCCAATGAGTATTGAGGTAACATTATCTTACGATTACGCTCTTTTGGAATACTAATAGTAATCGAAATAAAATCAAAAATAAAAGGTACGCCTTATGCGTACCTTTTTTTATTTTTTTCAAAACTATATATTTATATTAAACACAAAGTTATTAAAATCAAGTTATTAAAATTATGGAACAAACAACTGAAAAAAAGCAACCAGCTAGAGGGTTACAACCACAATCAAATTTTGAACAACCAACGGGTACTGTAGCTAGAGATTATCCATTTCCTACCGAAGTAATCACTTTACCATCTAAAGGTCTTTGTTATCCCGAAAGTAATCCACTTTCAAAGGGAGAAATAACGATTAAACTAATGACGGCTAAAGAAGAGGATATTATAACATCTACAAACCTAATCAAAAAAGGTATTCAGCTTGATAAATTATTAGAATCCATTGTTGTTGAGCCTGGTGTGAATATAAATGATTTGTTAATTGGAGATAAAAATGCAATTTTAATTGCAACTAGAGTTTTAGCATTTGGACCAGACTATAATGTTAAAGTTCAAGATCCATTTGATAACGAAGAGGTTGAAGTTACCATAGATTTATCAAAAATTAACACAAAGGAAATTGATGAATCTTTATTAAACAGAAGAAATGAGTATGATTTTACATTACCTGTTTCTAAAGCATCTATAAAATTTAAGTTATTAACTCATGGTGATGAGTTAGCAATCAATAAAGATGTCGAAGCAAGTCAAAAAACATTAAAGCAAGGTAATGAAATTACTGCAAGATATAGGAGAATAATTACCGAAGTTGATGGTAATCGTGACTTTGGATATATTAGTAATTTCGTAGCAAATCGTTTATTGGCTGGAGATTCCAAAGCATTACGAAAATATATTGCTTCGATTAACCCAGATTTAGATTTCAAATTTGAGTATGTATCGCCCGTAACCGGTGAAACGGAGGCACTGAAAATTCCCTTTGGGATTGGGTTTTTTTACCCTACCGATTGATTATAGCGTATATCTTCATAGTAAATTATTTCAAATGGTTTATTATTCCAATGGTGGATTTAATTGGAATGATGTATACTTTATGCCCATCAAACTCCGTGAATTTTATTACAGAGAACTTATCAAAGCTAAAGAAAGCGAGAAAGCGGAAATGGATGCCGCGACGAGAAAATCTAGTTCATCTAGCCGTGTAAGGAGAAGATAAATAATTAAATAATCTATATTTATAGATAAATACTATAACTATGCCTAAAAAAAGATTAGTCGAAGTAGGTGCTCTTGATAGATGGCTTGAAAAATTCTATGCAGCCAATGTAGATAAAAAAGAAAAATTTATAGATTTATTAGCTAAAACCGATCCGGGGTTAGCAAAAGCTTTAGACCAATGGCAATATAAATTTTTAGACCTCCTATTAGCTACTAAAAAAACTAAAGAAAAGTATGGTAAAGATACTACAAAAGTCGATAAACTTATCAGACTAATGAAAGGAAGCTAGTTAATTTTTATTGTAATTAGATGGCAAAAGAAAAAAAATCCGTTAAAGAAATTCAAGACGAAATAAATGCTTTAATACAACAGCAAAAGCAAATAAGTGCTAATGCGAATGAGTATCGCAAATTACTAAGAACGCAATCAGAATTAACTGAACAACAAAAAATAAAATTAAAGTTATTAGAAGACGAGAGAAAGCTATATGCGCAAAACTCTAAAGCAATATCGCAATTAAGCACCGATTTAGATGCTGCAAAAGACAGAATACGCAAAAGCTTAGATTTTACAAATGATTTAAGCGAAGCATTCGTAAGTATCAGTAATACAGTAGGAAAAACTCACCCACAATTTAATAGTATAGTAGATTCGCTTAAAGAAGCTCATAATGTAACCGCAGATATTAGTCGTGAAATGACTTCTTCGGCCGTTGACATTACTAAAAATGAAGAAGCGGTATTAAAGGTATCGGCGGCATATGTCAATATGAAAACCGCTATAGCTGAAGCTAATGCTATGAGGGCAGCTGGAGAGATAACGGAAAGTGAAAGAATATCAATACTTCAAAAAGAGTCGGAACTGTTTATGGACATATCTAAAAAAATAGATATGTCTGAAATAAGCTCTTCAAAATTAAGAGATACTATAAATGGAATTAAAAGTGAGGCGCGTGGTATTTTTGATGATATGAAGACTGAGCATTTATTTGATACAAAGCCGTTAGATGATATAGTCGTAAAAATGAGTAACGCTTTTGGAGAAACATCGGAATATGTTACTCAATTAAATATGAATTTAGCAGGAACACAGCAAGCAGTTGAAAGTATAGCTGAAGAAATAAGAGCCGGTGGGGCTGGAACCGAAGAAAATGCACAATCTGTTATGGATTTGGCAGATGCTTACAGACAGATGAAAGTGGATATTGCTGATATAAATGCCGAATATATGCAAGGCAAAATATCCGAGCAAGAACGCGTAGCAATGATTAAAGAGGCAACGGATAACTTATCAGAAATGGCGAATGCTATTGATATGAGTGTAGTAAGTTCCAATGACTTAAAAGATAGTATTGTTAAAATCAAAGGAGAAGCTGATGCATATAGTAAATCAATGCAAAATGCACAGCTTAAGACTCAGGCTATGGATCAGGTATTTGATTCATTTGGTGGAGTACCCGCTATGAGGGAAATAAATACACTATTAAAAACTAACATAAAAGATACATTGGCTTGGAAAGCCGCAGTAGCCGCGGTTGGGGCAGCTTTAGGCGCAGCGGCGGGTGAATACTTCGGTGCACCAATGAAAGCGGGTATGGAAGCATCTTATCAAGCTGATAAAGCTGGTATAGATGCAGCTAAAAATATAGCTAAAATAGAAAGCGACTCTGGCTTCATAAGACAGCAAAATATGATAGAAGCTGGGAAGCAAGGAATCGAAACGGAAAATCAAGTAGCACAAATTAGACATGAAGGCGCCTACACAGACCAAAAAGTAGCATTAGAAGCTCAGAGAACGAGATTAGATGGTGCACAACAAGTTGCTAGAGCTATGATGGAAGCTGGTGCGGCGCAAATAAGAGCAGCTAGACAATTTTCAGACCAAATGCAAGTTGGAGCAGCTACATTTGCGGCTCAAGCTAAAACTGCATTATTTGGTAATAAATTGGGTAGTATAAATTATGGTGCCGCACAAATGCAATTAGCAGGAATTGGAGCCGATAAAGTAGCTGCGGCAATGATGGCAGCTGGTAAAGTTATGGGTAAAATGCCATCATCTGAAATTGCATCCGATATGGCAGTTTTAGCAGAACGAACCGGACAATCAGCTGAAGATATAGCACAATTAAATTCATTTTTCCAAAGAACAGAGGGAGTATCTGAAAAAACCGCAATAAATTTACAAGAAGGATTACGGGCTATGGCTGATCAAGCTGGTCTTAATTTGGGTGAATTGATGAAAGAAGTTGCAGATGCTTCAAAAGATGCTTTAAGTTATCAAATACAAAGTGGTAAAGCTTTAGCAAAGCAAGTAGCATATACACAATCAATAGGTGTTAATTTTGGAGATATTGCTAAGGCCGGAAAAAGTATGGTACTTAACTATAAAGATAGTATCAAAGCAGAAATGCAACTAAGTACATTGTTAGGTAAGCAAGTTGATTTGGCTGAAGTAAGACAAAAGTTTGCAGAAGGTGATACAACGGGAGCACTTGAGGCATTAAAAGCACAGGGATTAGATCCAGCTCAAATGGATATGTTCCAACAGCAAGCTCTACAAGATGCTCTTGGTGGTATGGATTTGTCTTCTCTACAAAAAATAGCAACAAAAGAAGGGAAAAAAACTGGAGACTTAAAAGAAGGTGATGCGGAAAAAGAGGGTAAGGCGTTTCTAAAAAGAAAAGAAAGTGCAGAATCCGTATTAAACTCGCAGCAAGCTGCAATATCAGCAAAAACGGCTGTATTTGATGCACAACTATCGGCATCAATAAATAATGCATATGTTAATTCCGAAGGATATAAAAATTACCAAAAGCAATTAAATGAATTAGCAGCGAAAGATGCAGAACTGGCAGGTTCAATAAGTAAAGCATATCTTGAATCTCCTGAGTATGAAAAATATAAAAAGGGATTAGCTGAAATGGCTAAACAGGATGAGGCATTAACGGCCCAAATGGTTCAAAAGCTTATGAAAGATAAAAAATATCAAGAACTTATGGCCAAAGAAATGCAGCTTGATTTCAAAAAAGGATTGCTTGATGCTGGCTTTAAGGGATTGACTTCTATACTAGGAGCTGGAATCGCACTAATGGGTGATAAGATTGCCGGTGGTGTAGCCAAGTCGGTTATGGGTGGTTTAGCTAAAACCGGTATAGGAAAAAAAATTACTTCTTTCTTTGGAGGCGGTGGAGGAGCCGCACCACCCGCACCGACTGTACCAGGCACCGGAGGACCCGGTGGTGGTCCCGGTGGTCCTGGTGGAGGTCCTGATATAGGTGATGCGCAAAATAAAGTTGGTGCAGTACAAAAGATATTTGATACTATAAAAGAGATATTGGGGGGCATTAGAAGTACTATTTTAGAAATCATAAAAACGATAAAAGAGGTTGGTGTAGAATTAGTAAAAACAGTTGGAGATATAGTTGGACAAGTAATAGATACAGTTAAATCCGTAGGTGGTAAATTGATAGAGACATTGGGAGAACTTGGTGGTAAGATATTAACTGTAGCGACTGACCTTACTGGTAAATTTGGTACATTACTTGAAAAGGTGGCGGAAATAATAACAAATGTAGGTAATAAAATCGCTGAGGGCGGAATGAAGATATTTAATACAGTAATTGATGGATTGACAAAAGCATCCAATTCAATGCCTACTATATTGGGAAATCTTGGTAAAGCAATAGGTTCTTTCTTTCAAGGAATAGGACCAGGATTATTAGCATTTGGTGAAATGATGGCCACACCTACGGCATTTTTTGGAATACCAGCCGGAGCAATAGTTCTTGCTATGATGATGGGTATAGCAGCAGCATTAAGAATAGCAGCACCTGCTATAGAAACATTAACACCACTACTTATTGGATTGGCCGATAGCATTGGTGGAACTTTTGTTGAAATGCTTAAAGCGGCAGCTCCGATTATTGAATCTGTATTTGATGGAATTTCCAAAGTAATAAAAACCGTTGGAGATGCCATTGTTGGTATTATAAATTCCATAACAAATAGTATTGTAACATTCTCTCAAATAGATGCTATGGGACTATTAGCCGCTGCAGGTGGTATTGCCGCAGTCGCAGGAGCTTTGGCATTATATGGGGCTGGTAGTTTAATTGGTGGTATAATGGATGGAATAGGTAAATTCTTTGGAGGCGATCCTGTTGAAAAATTCAGAAAATTTGCTACCATAGATGGCGGAGCGTTACAATCCGTAGCTAAAGGTGTAGGGGATTTAGGAACAGGTCTTAGAAATTTCAGCACTGGAAATTTAAGTGCAATACCTGGTGCATTAAAAACTCTTAATGAGGGCATTAACAAAAATTTAAGTACAGCCGCGGCAAATTTAATGTCTCAATTTGGAACAACAATAAAAAATCTGTCAGATACATTAGTAACATTTGCAGGAGCTATTACTAAAATAAATAGTGAGGCAGTACAACTTGATGCTACAACGGCAGCATTTGAAAGACTTGGTGGAAAGTTATTAGAATTTCCAAAATTATCCGATATTCAACCCGCAATCGATGGTATTAAAGCGGTATCACAAGCATCACCGACTCCGGAATCAGCACAGGCGTTTTATGTATGGAATACGGCATTCACTGGATTTAATCAAAATATGGTTACAATGAGTGGTTATCCGCAATTAGTAGCACAATTAGTACCTATGTTTGAGCAATTAACTATGGTTACTAATAAGATGGGTAATGAATTAAATTTAATATCACAAGTACCATTCGCTAATTTCTTAGGATTGGCAGCTGGGTTAAAAGCATTAGGATTAGCTACACCGACTTTTGAAATGGGTGAGAGATTATCGGTATGGAATGAGGAATTTGGTTCTTTTACTAATACAATTTTAACACTAACAACCGTTTCGGAGGGATTATTGAGTGTGGCTACTAATATGGATTCAACCGCAATTGCTTTACTCCATTTAGCAGATGCATTCAAAGAGTTTGCACGTATTGATATAGATGCAATAAATTCACTACCTTGGATAAGGATGACCGCTTTCGCCGCAGCTGGTGGAAAAATAACTGTAGCACAGCAAGCAAATAAAAGTTTCAACGTCACTCAAGATACCGCAAAAAATATAGAATCAATTAAATCGGCTGATAAAATTCAAGCGGAAAAAGTATTAAAAGATAGTTCAGAACTAATTAAACTTACTAAAAATGTGCAAGCATTGGTTACGGTATTAGCACAAGGTGATGTTATTTCAGAGCAACAACGAACCGCTAGTATAAAATTATTTATGGATGGTACAGTTGTAAGTAAAGCACTTACTAAAAGAGAAGCTAATAAAGTAGGTGGGAATCCAACACCTCCAGACAAAAACTGTAATTGTTAATAACATTTTCTGACTTGGGATATTTATAATAAATAATTTAATAATGCCCACACTACTCGAATTACTTAATAGCAGACGTGAAGAGATATACCAAGGACAAAACATTGGTGGAGGAGAAAAAGAATCTCAAATCAATAAGAACGAGGGTGAAATGAAGAGGGAATTTAAGAATAGGCAAGATACTTTTAGAAATCGTGAATTATATGGAATACAAGGAACGGCACTTATTGAGAGTAGAGGATTGATAAACCCAGCAAGAATAGCAGCATTAGCCGTATCGTCGCCCTCGCCAGTTGCTGATTTAATAGGTTCACAATTAAATGGATTTTTAGGCGGTAATGCTAATAAGCCAGACGATACTATTTTCAAAAACAAAAAGGTTTTTAGTAAACCAATTACTTTATTAGCACCAACGCAGGCGTTACAAAGAGATGCAGTAAAAGAAGGTGAAATCTATTATATAAAATCAAGTCCTTTTCCTGGAAATATACTTAAAAATTTTATTTCTGCATTCAAAAATCCAACCGCATTTATTAGTATGGGAGCAATGGCTCTTAATAAATTCGGTAGTAAAGGAGCAATTAAACGATTGGGAGAGTTACTTAAACGCAAAGGAGATGCTCCTGGTTATGGTCCTAGATTTGGACAGCAAATAGGAAGAGGAAAGGATAAAGCGTGGGCTGACAGAGAGTATGTTAAGTATTCCACTCACTATACTTTATTTACTCCTAAAAAAGCATTGGAGGGTTCAAAATCGGCAACTGGAAAATTAATTTACTCTAGAGAAAGCGATGAAAAGGCTGAAGTTAAAAAAAGAGATAATACGGCTATGTCTGAGGGATCATCTCAATTTGACTTGATAAACGATACAATTTTATCATCTCCAGATGTGGATTTTGAAACAAGTGATAAAACCGAATCAACAATTTTTGAAAAATTCCTTAAAAAAAATGGAATAAAAAGGCAACCTGGATATGTATATGTTGCAATTCGTCCATATGGAAAAAAAGGCAAAGCTTTAATTTTACCGGGCACAATATCTGGAATATCCGAAGACTATTCTCCCGATATAGCCTCATTCAAATATGTGGGATCTCCATTTAGTTTGTATAGATACAATGGTGTAGAACGAACATTGAAATTTGATTTGAAATTATACGCATTAGATCCCAAACACGAGGTAAACCTCAGAAATAATTTGAATAGCTTAAGGAGATTGGTATATCCTGATGATGAATTATCCGTAGTAACTTATGCCGGAGATACAGCATATGCGCCATTGTATTTTAATACGAGTTTAGTACAACTAACTGTATATGGCCTTTATTCGGATTTGCTATGTATTGTGGATAGCTTATCTATATCGGTTGAAGATACTGTACCCTGGGTAACTAATGATTATATATCCATTGACGGGAGTCAGGATTTACCACACCCGTCGGTATTTAATGTATCTCTTGGCTTCAAAGTAATAAACAACCCATCGGTTAAAAAAGAAGATGGTTCAGCTAATTATTCATATAATTCTTCAACTGTTGAAGGTAACAAATATAATGACTTCTTTACAGGAATAACACCCGAAGTAAACGGATATTCTAATAAGGAAGATATTAAAGTTATATACGCAGAAAACGAAAAGCGTAGAAAGGAAGCTGAAGAAGCTGCAAAGTTGGAGAAAAAACGTGGTAGAAAAAAAGAATAGAAATAATAATTTAAGTATAATAATATGGCTAATAGATACATATACAATGTAATAAAAAAAGATACAGATACCAATAAAGATTATTATGAAACCACAATATATCCAAAAATAAAACCAGCTAACACAGATTTATATGTGATAACAGAAGCGGGTGATAGGTTGGATTTATTAGCAAAAAAATACTATGGTAATACTAATATGTGGTGGATAATAGCAACCGCAAATAATCTTAATGATGCAAACTTTTTTGTTCCAGAGGGAGTTCAATTAAGAATACCCAATAATATACAACAAATAACAGCAGATTTACAAAAATTAAATAAATAAGTTATGCCATTTCCATATTTAGCACCGCTTTCACCTTGGTCAGTAGAGATTTTTGAAGAAAGAGAAAAACATAAACTAACTACGGTATATAAACATCCTTGGATATGTTTAACATCATCTGCAAAAGTTGTTAATGCCGGAATTAAAGGGCAAACCGAAGAAGAGAGAGCTCAAGAAATAGATAAACTATTAAACGGTGATATGTCTGGAGGAGGAAAGGTATATAATGGCTGTATTATAGCTAATAATATAGGAGCTGGTATGAGTAATACTATTCAAGAAAATAAAAATTTTTTACAACTTGGGGGTACAACTAATTTATCATATTCATTGGGAGCAACTCCTGTTGGAATTGATTTAGATGGTAAAATAATAACTGTAGAAGGAGAAACGGGAAGAAGAGTATCTACTCCAATAGTTGAAAGTATGGATTTAGATACCGATGGGGCAAACAATACATTAAAAACAGCTAAGATTAGTGTTAAATGTTTTACACTAAAGCAGCTTGAAATGTTTGAGATGTTTTTTATGAAACCAGGTATAAATATATTGGTTGAGTTTGGCGATAATTATTTAGATATTAGAAAAAAATATATTAAAGCAGATCCTAATGCACCAACTGAGCCAATCACACAAAAAGATGATAAAAATGCCTTTATAAATGGAACGCCAAAAGAATTTTCACCATATGAAAAAATAGAACAGGCATTAGTTAAAAAAAATGATTTCAAAGGATTTTGTCAAGACTTTTCAAAATACTTTAGATCCGATACAAATGCGATTGGTGAGTATCTACAAACGGTTAGACAATCGTTTGGTTCATATGATAGGGTTGCTGGAAAAGTTTTAGATTATAATTTTAGTATAAATGATGATGGTACATATCAGGCACAATTTGAGGTATCGCAGGGTAATCAACTATCAATGGCAATTCCACAAAAACCAACAACAACTAATTCACAAGCACAAACATCCGGCCCGGCTAAAGATGTTGAATTTAGAAATTTTGATACTATACTAACTGTAATGGCTTCCGATTTGAACCTAAATAAAACTGTTTTGGAAAGTATTATTAAAGATACGCCAACAGGTGATACTACGGAGTGGTCGAATCATTTATTTAATTTTGTTAAAATAAATACTCAACAAAAAGATACAGCAGCATCCGATAAGGCATATGTATCTTTGAAATTTGTTTTAATGATTTTGATGAACTATATTGTTTATGGAAATGATCCTACAAAACGAGCATCAACATCATTTTTCAAATTAAATTTACCTGGATATAAAAAAGCGCTAACAGATCCGGATGATGAGGATAAATTGATTAGAATAATACCAGTAGAATCTAATAAAATGCTTATTTCATCGAATCAAGATATAATTTATCCAAGAAAAAACTTACCAACAGCCACAGCGGTTATAGATCCAGAAAATAAAGACGCCAAAATAATTACACTAACAACTGGATCGTTGGTAGATGGTAGAATTGATGCAATAATAGACTTTGACACAATTCACGATACATTATTTTTACCAACCACATATTATAATGACTCAAAACAAGAACCCATTCAAAACATTACACCTGGTCAACCAATAGGAGATGCCTTACATATTTTTATTAACTATGCTAGAATAGTTGGGTTTTGGAAAAGAAGTTATACAAGAATGCAATTTCTTGATCAAGTATTAAATTTAGTAAATGATAATAGCTATGGTTTATTTCATTTAGTTTTTGGAATACCAAAAGAAGACACTTATCCGGTTGTAATGAATCATAGATGGCAAACTAACACAGTATTGGAACAAAACCAGCCGAAAAATTATAGGTTCAAACCAACAACAATAAATTCTATAGTCAAACAATTTAGCTTTAATTTTGAAATGAGTAATTTGGTAGCAGGAATGACAATATTCAATACTAGAAAAATGCTTGCCGAAAAAAGCTCAACCAAAGGCCAATTACCATTACCACCGAGCGCGTATAAGCTTGTTGAAAAATCAATGTTTGGTAACGCAGATGGATATTATACCTTAAATTATGTTGAGTATTTGAATTTACAAGAACTAGATAAAAAAAGAAAAGAAGAGGAGGCCGCGGGAGTCAACTCAACACCTCCGCCGCCAGAAGATGCAACAAAAGAGCCGGTAGACTATGCTCAAATTATCAAAGATAAATGTGTTAATTTTATTTTTAATGATGATCCTAAAAATCTAAAATCAATTAATACAATGGTATAGGTAAAGAAAGAGAAAAATCAAAATCGGTTGTATCACCATTGACGGTATCATTGACTATAGATGGGTTTAGCGGACTTAGTCCTGGTCAATACTTTAACATAGATGGTGTTCCTGAAATATATAATAAAATAGGCGTATTTCAAATTACAAATACCAAACATAGTGTATCAAACGATGGTTGGACAACTTCAATAGAAGCAGATCATAGAATAGTGAACAAGAATAAAAAATAATTGAATGTATAAACAACTACTTAAAAATCCGGAAAAATTTGAAGTTAAATATCCAAAAACCATAGTGCCTCAACCTACTGAAACGGATTATGAGATTGGATTTATAAGAAGATATTTTGCTAAAAAATCAAATAATGTATATGGATATGTTTTTGAAATTTCAGAAGAAACTTATGCGGAATATGTAAATAAAAAAAGCCCAATGTGGGTAGCTACGAACGTGAAATGGAGAATAAAAGGGCCCATTGAAAAAACATTTAAGCCAGATGGTACTATACAAGATATTGGTGTACGTGATTCAAATAAGGCAGCATTAGGCATAGTATCTGCAACAATTCCAAATATAAAGCTATATCTTCCCAATTTACTACAATTTTATAGACCTTAATTTTGTAAATTCAATTATTTTTCTTACATTGGGTTCGTATGAACTTGATTGAAAATATAGAAACATTAGTAGAATTTATTAAATCTAAGCCGGTCTTAACACTTCTTATACCGGTTTGGAGTTCACACAAAGCGCATGAGTGTGGTACTGATATATCATTTATATATTGGAGAACTGCCGACTCTGATGGTATAATCAATTTCAAACACATAGATGCCAACGGAGTCGCAATGTTTCCAATACACCGATTGTGTAACCAGAATACATTGGTATTAGGAAATCGCTATATAGATACAATAGGACTAGATTATGAGTGGGTTTACTTCGAAGAGTATGGAACACCATTTGTATTTAATGAGTTCGTAGAATCGGTTTATAGAGGTTATAGGAGGGATTTTAACGAACTTAATGATTGCATTCCACTAACGAAATGGTATGAAGTATTAGGTACAATCCCTGATATTGGAACTCGACAAGAATGGTATCGTAATTATTCAGACTCCATTACCGAATTAGGAAAATTAGAGGGGGCTGGGGTGAAAGTCGTAGAGGAAAAATTTATTGATAAGTTTGGCTTCAATCCAGCATACATAACAAGCGGCATCGTATATCCAAAATACAATCCATACACAACGACAGGTAGACCTACAAATCGTCATCTCAATGTAAACTGGTCCGCAATGCCTAAAACCGATGGGGGTAGGCAATCAATCGTATCTCGCTTTACGGGGGGAACTCTATTGGCATTTGATTGGGAATCGTATCACATTCGTCTTATTGGGCGGCTCGTTGGTTACGACTTCCCTACGGATAAAACGGCACACCAACACCTTGCGGAGTGGTACGGGCCGGGTGTTACCTACGATGAAGCAAAAGGGATAACATTCCGTTATCTTTATGGTGGTTGGGATGAGACCAGTGACCGGATTCCGTTTTTCGCAAAGGTGAGGGAATATATCCGTGAGGGGTATAAACGATTCATAGTAACGGGTGGCTTAACGACACCAATCTTCGGTCGACGTATCCCTTTCCAAAGGATAGAAGCGCCGAATGAGGGTAAGGTGTTTAACTACTTATTACAATCCCTTGAAACGGAAATCAATTATCGTAAGATTAGGGAAATAAATCAGGCCCTTGCCGACATGGAATCCTGCCCTACACTTTATACATACGATTCCATACTGATTGATACACATCCGGCTGAAAGGGATAGTGTGTTGAGAACGATACGCACCATTATGGAAAGGGGTGGGTTTCCCGTCCGAGCGTATGAGGGAAGTAATTACGAAGATTTAGTCTTATTATCTTAATTGTTTTATATTTATATCATATAATTATATGTGGACTATGTCCATTTAATGCTTAATATATAAAAATGATACGATTAAAAGATTTATTAACCGAAGGTTATAATATGACAAAGCTCGGTGCTGATTTGGAAAGTTGGGCAAAGAAAAACGGTCTTAATTTCAAAAAGGTATCTTCTAAAAAGCAACCTGGCCCGTATGGTTCTTCTATATCCAATACTTTTTATCAAATTGGAGATAAATACGCTTTGGTAAGATATGAAACCGTAACCGGTGCTCCAAGATTAAACCAATTAAGATTTGCCATTTTCGATAAGCCCGATTTGGCATCCAAAGCAACTTCCGTTCAAAACTATGTAGATGATTTTGGATATGTAGAGCAGGCACTTGAAAAAGCCGGACTTAAAGGTGGTAAAGAGGCTACAAAGTGGACTAAAGGGACGATTGACAAATTTGTAAAAGATTTGGGCAAAGATAAGAAGTATAATAAATTTACAGATGCTCAAGCCGGTGATATGGCACAATCAGTATTGGATGATAACGAAGGACTAGAGCAAGCAATAAAAACAATATACAGAGTAAGAGATGCTGCCGGATGGTTAGCAGATAAGATGTAAAATATGATAAAACTAAAATCATTATTAAAAGAATCTCTACTTACCGAATTAGAGTTTGGTACACAAGATGCATTCGATGATTACCAAAAAAATCACGATATGCGTGCTGATACGCAAGTAACTGTAGCAGGTAAGAAGATGAGTGTTGGACAGGCTGCAAAACAATCAAAAGACCCTGCAGTTAATAAGATTAAAGGTACTGCCGTATTTGGTAAGAAAAAAAATTATGCTGTAACTTTTGGCGATGCTGATAGTGATGCGGCCCGATCCATATATGATAAAGAGATTGATAAAGCTAAAAAAGCAGGAAGAGATTTTAGTAAAGACCCATTTCCAGATTTTGGATCTGATGCTTGGAAAACAATGCACTCTAATATGAGGAGAAACGCCGCAGAAAAAAATCCTGGTTATCAAAAAATAAAAGGAATGGCTGATAAGTTCAAATCAATGGGTTACGAAGAAAGTGAAGTTGGGTATGGAGATTATGGAAGTGCTCTTGTTGGTAAAAGTTTTGGAAAAAAAGATGATGAAGGTAATCAAATTGACATATATATGATGCCAACAAAAGATGGTAACATTGAGGTAACTAGTACTAAACGAATTGAATCCGAAAAGAAACGTGGCGGACTTATGGGATTGATGGGTAAAAAAGATAAAAATGTACAGTATAAAGATACTGAAAGAGAAGTAATTGATATAAGTGGCAAAAGTGATGATGAAGTAGTTGATGCAATAACAAAGCATGTTAGCAAATTATAAAACAAAAAGATGAAAAAGACTCTATTACAAGAAATTAAAGCAATGAATAAAATTGCCGGAACAGAAATGACGGTAGAGCAGGAGATTGCGTTCATTAAGAATAGATTACAAGAGTTGGAGTTTACACATCAGGCTTCATTTGATGCTTATAGAAAGAATCACAAAATGAGACCTGATACAAGGGTGAAGATAGCAGGTAAGGAAACAACTGTTAAAGATGCATCAAAAGAAAAAAGTTTATTACAAAAAATAGGTGCAAAACTATTTGGTAAAAAAGAAGAGCCTGTTCCAATGCCAAAAGTAGACCCAAAGAGTCCATTGAATAAGATTATGGTATGGGATGATAAACGTGGTTCACATGTAACAATCGGCAAAGCTCTACAAAACCCAGACAGATACAAACACTTGGCAGCAGATATACAATCAATGGTTGATATTGATCCGAAAGGTACTAAAGCTCAAAAATATCTAGATAAGAAAAAACAAAGAAGAAAGGATGCCGAAGCAGAGCGTAAAGCGTTTAATAAAAAAGAAGCGGATCGTAAGAAGTGGAGAGAGGAAAACCCTGAATTAGCAAAGAAGCAAGATGCTGAAGCAGAAAAATTAAGACAACAAGCAAGCGCTGAAAGAAGAAAACGTGATGGAGCTGGTGATGATGATTATTTGGGACGTGATAGTTCAAACTACTGGAAGTCCTCTAATCCAGTTTATCTTCCGTGGGATGATGATGATAAGGATAAAGGATTTGGTGGTTTCGGTGGAGGTAGTTTCGGCGGCGGAGGAGCAGGTGGTAGTTGGTAAACATTTATATTATTAAAAATAAACAAAAATATGAACATAGATTTTCAAGAAATTCTTAAAGAGTTAGAATTTAGAGTACCAAAAGGTATAATAAACCTAAACGAAGAACAACAGGTTACAACATTAGTCGAAATACTTCGTGAGAATGGAGTTCCCGATGCTAATGAATTTGCTCAAAGGGCAAGAGTGATATTTGGATATGTGAGTGAAGCTAATAAAAAGAAAGCATCTACTAAAAAAATAGGAACAAAATTTCCCGCATTTAGTAAAGATGGTGAAAAGCTTGTTTATTTCAAAACAAAGGCTTCATTAGATACTGCTCTAAAACAAGGCTCACATATAACTCCAAAACAAAAAGAGGATAACGATAAGAAGAAATCTGTATCAAAAACGGACAAAAAGCAAGAACCAAAACAATTAGGCGGGATTGAATTGGTAGGTGGTGCTGAAAAAAGAAAATCTAGAAAACAACAAAAACCAACATCTTTTGATGATAGAATTGATAGTAAAGTTTCGCAAAACTTGCAAAAAACATATAATACAGACCCACAATTTTCACAAGCAGGAGATGAATATCCAACGCATAAAGACAGGTTAAAATTATTAGAAAGTAAAAAAGTACCAAAAATAAAAAATGTAAATGTAACCGAAGATGATGTGTATAAAGCATTGGGAATTAAAAAAGGAGAATGTAAATTTCCTTCAAAATATGTATCGGTTATGGCATTAGCATTGACACACGCGAAGGGAAAATATACAATAACCGATTTAACAGATGCAGCGGGTGCGGGTACTCTTGATTCTACTCTTGGTGAACTAATGGTACTGATTGGTTCAACTATAGAAGACGAAAAATCAAGAGCAAATTTCTATAACTATTTAAGAGATAATGTTGCAAAAGGTGGAAATCAATCGCCAATTACAAGAGACTGGATTGATGCAGCTGAAGAATCATGTAAAGCTTTCAATAAAAAATTAGGAAGAAAATGCGGCGGAGGTTATAGTGTTCAGGGAAACTTTTGGGATATTGAAAAGGAAGCAGCCGGGGCTGGAATTAAAAACTATAAGAGAGATAAGGGAAAATCTACGGATATAAATACTTTGGTAAATTGTACATCAAAAGATGGTAAAACTACTCAAATATGGCAACAACCATCATTGAAGAAAAGTAAGGATGTAAATGCTATGAATGCAACAACATCAAGGGTATTTTCGGTAACACTTAATAGATATGGTTCAAAAGCAGAAAAAAAATTATATGAGGACAGTGGTGATGAAATTGATACTTACAAAGGACTTGATAAAAAAATGATTGTAAAGGTAAAATCAGCTGATGGTAGTGTCAAAGATATGACTGTAGAAAATAGAGTTCGTGAATTAAATGCGACAATGAAGAACTTGGAACGTAAATACGCAGATAAAATACCAAAATCTGCTAATCCTGAATATGCAGCAAAAATACAAAAACAATTACATGATAAATTATTAAACGATGTCGATGCAAATAAGGAATTAAATAAATTTTTTACAAATTGGCAATCAATGAAGAATAATGAAAAGATGGAATTGGCCCAAAAAATATCAAAAAAATATCTATCGCAAAAGGGCGATGCATATGGTGAGCAATTAAAAAATATGTTTGATAGAATGTCTGAATATGAAATGAACACACCCGAAAAGTTTAATGAAGTTTTAGATTATATGGAATTGCCGCCAAAAGAAAAATCTAAGCTTATGGTAGCTTCTATGAATGCTGTTTCTCTTACTAATGAGGGTAAAGAAACTGTTTGTGGTGATTATAAGAAAAAATTACTGAAAAATTCACATGGTCATTCGGAAGCCGTTTTGAAATATCTTATAGAAGATGATGAAAATAAGAACGCTCTTTTAGAAAATATATCAAAAACATTTCCATTAAAAGAATTGATGGAAGGTAAAGAGTGGGCAATACTTGGTGAAAAAGGAGGAGGTATAAATTTAGATACAGATACTATAACTAAATGTTTGGGTACAGCCAAATACGAAGATGTTGTTGAAAAATTACAAATAGTACCTTATGGAGATAAAAAAGAACCAACACTTGTTTATTCCGCCGATAATGGTAAAAGGAATATACCTATAAGTAAGATAAATTGTAGACCCGATGGTATTATGTATGGTACTGGTTGGAAATTAGAAATGGATATTCACGATGGGTTTGCAGCCTGTTGTAAATCACACGATGTATAAATTTAATACAAATGAACACACAACTACTTTGCTTGTTTACAACGAAAGAGGAGCTTGATAAAACGCTAGATTTCATAGTATCTAATTATGAGATAATAAATCCTAATGTCTTTATTTTGGAAAGCAAGGTAAGACCTGAAGAATTGTTCGTTACTTTTAATGTTGAAAAGGGGTCTCAACCTGTAAGTTCCCAATGGAAAACTATACTCGTTCATAGGAAAAAGCAAACTAATACAATATACACAATAAACGCCCTAAACGAAGTTGTAAAATCTATGACCGGTGGGCAAATGGATAATTCATTTGTAATTGATTGGGAAGAATTTAGGAATTGTATCTTATCTACTTCAAATTCATCTTACAAAAAAATTCCTACAAAAATATACAAAACATTAAATTTGGAAAATTAAAGTATTTTCCATATATTTGTTTTATGACAAAAAGGAAAAGATATAAACCAATCGAGCTACACGTTGATGCTCCTGACCAAATCTTTGATATTTACAAAGGTCAAATTTCAAAATCAATAATAGAAGCAATTTCATTTGCTCTACGCAATAAAAAGAAACGTGTTGACTTCGCTTATATAATAGTTAAAAACTTTTTAGTTATTACACTTTCAATAGATAATAACGAGTTTATAGAATTGATAGAAGAAAATCTACAAAACTTAATTGAAGTTGAAGATTATGAAACCTGTGCATTAGCAATGAAACTTAAAAATAAAATCGCAAAAAGAAATGATACACAGGTTCTTAAGAAAGCTAAATTGGATGTGTGATTACTATTTGGTTTATTTTCTTTACAATGAGAAGAAACGAATTAGATACCACAAATATATGAAAAGTAAATATAAAGGTTATGGAGAATGGTAAACTAGATTACAATTTACAAAACGACTATATAAACATAAAAACATCCACTATAGTCACATTGGCCGAATTTTTCCAACTTAAAACTACCGATGGACCTATTGATATTAAAGTTGACATAAAATGTGATTTTGCCGATATACCTGAAAAGTATCACGAAGTTGTATTAAATATGCTGACATCAAAATACTTAAATCGTGTATCATTCGGCAACAATCCATTTTCAGAATGCAAACCCATTGTAAAGCGTAAATGGTGGCAGTTTTGGAAATCAAAATACTTTCAAATACAATAAATAGTTATGAGTAAAGAAATGGTAAATCACCCCAATCATTATGGGGGAGCAGACAATCCGTATGAAGTAATAAAAGTATGTGAAGCATGGGGATTGGATAAAGATGCATACATTTTCAATGTAGTTAAATATGTAGCCAGAGCAGGAAAAAAAGACCCGGCAAAGGAATTAGAGGACCTCAAAAAGGCCTCATTTTACCTAAATCGTAGGATAGAAACCCTCCAAAAATAAAATTTGGTAAATCCAAAAAAAGTTCGTATATTTACATAGTAAAAGTAAAAAAGGTTATATTTAGTAATAGGGACTATTGCAATAAAACCTTAAACTTAAAACAAATTCTTAAACCTTAAAACAAAAAGCAAATGGACATTTCATTGGCGCTAAATCGCTTCAAGAGCCTCCAAAACAACACAAAAAAATCAGATTTAATTTGGAAGCCAGCAAACGGAAAATCTCAAATCAGAATGGTTCCGTACAAGTTCAACAAAGACCTTCCTTTCATTGAACTTTATTTTCACTACAACATTAACAACAAAACTTATCTCAGTCCTATCTCATTTGGTAGACCTGACCCAATCGTTGAGTTTGCAGAAAAACTTAAACGCACAGGCGATACTGATGATTGGAAAGCAGGTAAGAAAATGGAGCCAAAATTAAGAACTTTCGTACCTGTGGTAATCAGAGGTAAAGAAAACGAAGGTGTAAAATTTTGGGGATTTGGAAAGACTGTATATCAAGACATTCTTGGTTACATTGCCGATCCTGATTACGGAGATATTACTGACCCTAACTCTGGTAGAGATATTGTGTTAGAGGTAACATCAGCCGAAGAATCAAACGCATCTTATCCAACAACCACAATCCGTGTTAAACCAGCCACAACAAAGTTACATAGTGACCCACAAATTGTAGAAAATCTATTGGAAAACCAAAAAGAAATTACCGATTTATATTCGGAATTATCTTACGCAGAATTGAAAACAATTCTTGAAAATTGGTTAAACCCATCAGAAGCTAAAACAGCAGAGGGTGATGATAACTTCGTTGAAGAGTTGGAATCAATCAAACCGGCAGCAAAGCCAGCAGCTGAAAAGCAAACCAAATTGGAAGCTGAAATTGCATCTGGAAAGTTGACTGATTTCGGTGATGAGCCAGCAAAACCAAAAGCAAACAACGATGTAGCATCGGCTTTTGATGATTTATTTAATTCCTAAAATAGTTACGACAAATGGCCAAAAGAGAAGAAGACTTAGCAAGTATTCTTGCTGACTCGCTTAATAAACAAAACAAAGACGGAAAGATAGCATATTTCCTCACCGATGGTGGCGGAGATGCTCCGACCAATGTAAAAGATTGGTTATCCACCGGGAACGCTATACTCGATGTAGCAATCTCAAACCGACCGTATGGTGGATTTCCCGTAGGCCGTATTGCAGAAATAACTGGGTTAGAGCAGAGTGGAAAATCTCTGCTCTCCGCCCATTTATTAGCTGAAACTCAAAAGAAAGGTGGAGTAGCAGTTCTAATTGATACAGAAACCGCTGTTAATAGGGATTTCTTGGAAGCAATTGGAGTGGATATATCCAAACTACTTTATGTATCAGTCGATACTGTTGAGGGGATATTTGAGGCTTGTGAAACTATTATTGAGAAGGTAAGAACCGGCGATAAGGATAGGCTAGTAACTATTGTAGTCGATTCAGTTGCCGCAGCATCTACCAAAAAAGAATTGGAAGCGGATTACGATAAAGATGGTTACGCTACCGATAAATCAATTATCATTTCTAAAGCAATGAGAAAGATTACCAATATGATTGGTCGTCAAAGCATAGCATTAGTATTTACAAATCAACTTCGCCAAAAGATGAACGCAATGGCATTCGCTGACCCTTGGACAACTTCAGGCGGTAAAGCACTTGCATTCCACGCTTCAGTTCGTTTAAGATTGAAGTCAATGGGTTCACTTAAAGTTGGTGAGAAGATTGTGGGTATTAAAGTTCGTGCACAGATAATCAAAAATCGTATGGGCCCACCATTAAGACACGCCGACTTCAACATTATGTTTGATAGAGGTATTGATAACTATGGTAGTTGGCTAACGATTATGAAAGATAATAAGCTCGTAAAGCAGGGTGGTGCTTGGTATGAATATATTGACACTGATACCGGTGAGGTTATTAAATTTCAATCAAAGGATTTTCCCACTATTTTGGAAGACGAGAAATTAAAGGAGCAAATATATCTTAAAATATGCGATGCTCTTATTTTACAATACAAAACGACATCAACGGATGAAGTTGAAATCTCAACGGACGTAGCAAATGAGTCAGATTAAAAAGAAGTATTTAGATATACTAAAGCAAATAGACGAAGAACATAATAGTTTTGGTGACTTACACAGAAATTCCAAAACTTTGGTTATAGATGGACTTAATACTTTTATTAGGTCTTGGTCAACTGCACCTAATCTTAACGATAATGGTGACCACATAGGCGGAATAGTCGGTACTCTCAAGAGTATCGGCTATGCTATCCGCATCATTAACCCGACACGGGTAATCGTAGTATTCGATGGTAAAGGCGGAGCAAACAGCCGTAAAGAGATATTTGCCGATTACAAAGCAGATAGAGGTAAGAACAAAATCAAAATGAGATTGAATCGAGCCGCAACGGTTGAAATGAACCCCGAAGAGGAATCTGTATCAATGCGTAGACAAATGGGCGCATTGGGTGAGTTACTTTCATCTTTACCTGTTTCTATTATGATTTACGATGGCGTTGAGGCAGATGACGTTATGGGTTATATCGCTACACAATTAAGACAAGATGGTGAGAAAGTTGTTTTAATGAGTTCAGATAAGGACTTTCTACAACTTGTAAATAAGGATGTGAGTGTATATTCACCATCTAAAAAGAAAATCTATAACATTGATGAGGTAATCGAAGAATACGGAATCCATCCGCATAATTTTATCAATTTCAGAATGATAGATGGTGATAAATCTGATAATGTTAGCGGAATTAGCGGACTTGGTTTGAAAACTATTATCAAATCATTTCCTTTATTAACAGAAGCCGAAACGCATACAACCGACTCAATGGTTGAGTATGTTAATTCATTACCCAAAAAGACAAAAGCTCACGAATTGTTTTTAGATAATTTGGCAATTTGCGAAAGAAATCGTAAATTGATGCAGTTGTCAGAACCAATTTTTAGTGGTAATATCCGTATGAAAATTATGGATAGGTATAACGAACCAACCACTAAATTTGATAAGCAGACATTCTTAAAGTATGGACTTAAAAGTGGAGTGATAGATGCTTTCAAAGATATTAACGATTGGTTAAAATCAACATTTTCACACATAGCACGATTTTAATGGATTTGAATAAAATTGAAATAAAAGAAATACCTTCTAAACTTGCAAATGACTTGATATGTAAAAATCATTATAGTCGTACATTTGCAAGAGGAGTTCAATTCAACATTGGAATCTTTTATGAAAATGAATTGTATGGTGTGGCTCAATTTGGATATGGTATTAGACCACAAAAAACTTGTCAATGGGTAAGTGGTACAAACCCGAATGAGTATTTAGAATTAAATCGTTTATGGTTAGATGATAGTTTGGGAAAAAATAGTGAGAGTAAGGCAATATCATTATGTTTGAAATACATTAAAAAAATGAAATCGGAACTAAAATGGATAATAAGTTTTGCTGATGGAATGATGGGAAAGGTAGGAACAATATATCAGGCAACAAATTTTATTTATACCGGTTTTAGAAATGATGGTGGAATATGGATGACTAAGGATGGTGATAGATTGCATAATATATCTTTATGGCATAAACATAAAACACAAAGTAGAGATGTATTGGAAGGTATTTATGGGACTCCATTATATAAAGTATTTGGCGGACAATATAGGTATTTTTATTTCTATGATAGAAAGCTTATTAAAAATCTAATTGTACCCATTTTACCATATCCTAAATTTTCTGACTTAAAAAATGATTTAGAAATAAAAACAGCGTATAATGATACCGGAGATAATTGGGATAGTTTTATGGAACTACTATCCAAACCAATCAAAAATAAAGTATCAAAAGAAGAAAAGAAATTAGAAAAATTTTTTAACTTTAACTAATAATTAAATTATGGCACAAGACAGAGTAGCAAAACCGATTGGAGATAGAGTTCTCCTTACGGAAATTGAAACAAAAGAAGAAACAGTCGGTGGAATTATTATCCCAGACTCAGTAAGACAAGAGGATGTAAAACGAGCTATCGTAGAATCCGTAGGACCAGGCATTTATACCCAAAGTGGTACATTGATTCCTATGAGTGTAAAGGTAGGCGATGAAGTTATACTTCCCCCATACCACCAGGGACAAGAAATAAAAATTGGTGGTAATAAATATACTCTATTAAGAGAGTCGGAAATACTAATGATTATTAAATAACAAAACAAAAACACGGAGGAAACTATGAAGTGTATTAAAGCAATCAAAGGAACAAAGCACATTGAATTGGGTGAAATCAGACGAGTAGATAATGAAGAAGCTGACTTAAAAGTAGGTTCTGGTTATTGGAAATTTATTCCAAAAGTTGAATGGAAAGAAGCAACTCGTAAGCAAGTAGAATCGGTAAGAGAAACCAACCCGGCAAATGTAGAGGGTACGAAAGAATTTAATGAGGCAAATTCACAAACAATCGCACAAAAGCAATTAAACAAAAAGAAAAAATCTAAATAATGGAAGCAGTAGATACATTAGTTAAATATGGGACTTCATATCAAACGAAAGTAGTTGCTTCACTAATATCAGACGTAAAATTCTTACAACAAGTTTCTGAAATAACAAAGCCAGGCTTTTTTGAGGCAGAAACTAATAAGTGGATTGTAAATTTAGCATTAGATTACTTCTCCGAATTTCATTCAGCTCCCACAATGGAGATATTCAAAATGAGAGTTGCTGATATTGAGGATAAAGTATTAAAACAAACGGTAGTTGAACAATTAAAAGCCGTTTATTTGCAAATCGGGTCGGAGGACTTACCGGCAATCAAAAAAGAGTATCGCAAGTTTGCCAAAAATCAAAAAGTAAAAGATGCTCTACTTAAATCGGTTGACTTACTGAAAGTTGGTGAATACGATAAGATTATTGATACAATGAACTCGGCAACGCGTGTTGGTGAGGAAGTTGACTTGGGTTTGGATTACATTACGGAGTTTGAATCTATAATGGAAAATGTCAAACGTGACTCCTGTCCGACTGGTTGGGAAGTTATAGATGACCTTATGGATGGTGGACTCGGACCAGGCGAATTGGGAGTTGTAATGGCTCCGTCTGGTATCGGTAAGAGTTGGTTTTTGGCTAAGATAGCCTGTGCAGCAATATCTCGTGGGATTGATGTTTTACATTATACTTTGGAATTATCGGAAAGTTATGTAGGACAAAGATACACAACAATCCTTACAGGCGTTCAAACATCGGAACATTCGGAACGGAAAGATGAAATCATACGAAAAATCAAATCTATAAGAGGTAGAGTTCGTATCAAATACTATCCTCCGCAATTCGCATCAGCTAAAACACTTGCAGCTCATATTGATAAAGTTCGCCAAACTGGATTCAAACCTCAACTTATTATCATTGATTACGCTGACCTTCTTAAATCTTCAGATAGAGGTAGAGATGGATTATACGCTGAATTAGGTGGAATATATGAGGAATTGCGTGGGTTGAGTGGCGAAAGCGGAATACCAGTTTGGACAGCAACTCAAACGAATAGAGCAGCAATTGACCACGAGGTTATTCAGGCTGATTCGGTTGGTGATTCATATAAGAAAGTTCAAACGGCAGATTTCATAATGAGTGTCAGCCGGAAAACAAAAGATAAGTTATCAAAGACCGGACGTATTCATATTGTTAAAAACCGATTCGGACCAGATGGTTTAACATTCCCAGCAAAGATTGATACTTACCACGGCGTAATGGATGTATATGCAGAAAATTCAGCAGATGGCATTATGGCAACAAAGGAAAGTAAAAATGGCGAAAGCTTAGAGAAGAAATTATTACATAAAAAGTATGTAGAAAATATGGGATAAATATAAAACTTTGAAAAAAATAAATTACTAAAAAACCCTAAAATTTTCTAAAGAAAATTGGATATTTGTGGCGACAACCCATATTTATCTTTACATTTTCAGGTTTTCCTGAAAAAACTTATTTTCTACAAAATTAAAAACTTTTTACAAAAATGGACATTTCACAAAAAATTTTATCAGACATTACGGTTTATATGAAATATGCTAAATATAATCCGGACTTAAAAAGAAGAGAAACGTGGAACGAGTTGGTAACGCGTAATATGGATATGCATATAAAAAAATACCCACAATTAGAGGCAGAGATTAGAGATAACTATAAATTCGTTTTTGATAAAAAGGTTTTACCTTCAATGCGTTCAATGCAGTTCGCTGGGAAACCAATCGAAATCAGTCCAAATCGTATTTACAATTTCGCTTATGCACCTGTTGATGATTGGAGAGTGTTCTCTGAAATAATGTTCCTACTATTAGGCGGTACGGGCGTAGGATATTCGGTACAAAAGCATCACGTTGAACAATTACCTGAAATCAGAAAACCATCGAAAGATAAGACTCGTAGATTCCTTGTTGGAGATAGTATTGAGGGATGGGCCGATGCGGTATCTGTATTGATTAAAGCATACTTCTTTGGAGGTAGCAAACCCACATTTGACTTCCGTGATATTAGACCTAAAGGTGCTAGGCTTGTAACATCAGGCGGTAAAGCACCCGGTCCTCAACCACTTAAAGAGTGTTTGATTAAATTGGAAGGTATATTGGATAGTAAGAACGATGGTGATAAACTTAAACCAATCGAAGTACATGATATGGTTTGTTTTATCGCTGATGCGGTAT